TGACGAGCTTGCGCCTCCGTTTCCGGAGACACGCGCTCGCCATCGCGCGGGGACCTTAGGAGACCAACCCGCTGCAGGCGTCTGCGAAAGCACGCGCCCATGCCCAGCTGGAAAAACATATTCCAGTCAGGCTCTGCAGCGATAACACGGTTAGTCTTTGCGTTCTTTGGTACAGTCAACACTCGGTTTGAATCGACAAGCTCTAGATTGCTCCAGAACTTGCCGTCGCGGAACTGTTCGTTCCACGAAGACATCCAAAACGAGGTACCGGAGGTCGTATGGGTAGCAAGTCCCCATTTGTTCTGTGGGTTGGCGTAGGCCGCTTTGAGGCTTGATGAAGCCCCTGACGACCAACGTGCTCGCTGCATAACTTCTGCAGGTGTAATATCACCTAACAACCAACGGAGACGCGACCTAACTTTGCGCACAAGAGAACCGTGCGTCAACTCTAGGGAACATATCCGCGGTGTTTCCGCTTTGCAGAAGTCCTCCGACTCTATGAAGCTTCTCAAGGCTTCACGCTCGCGATCAACGCCGGGTATATCAAACGGCGTTTTGGAAAACGACTCCACTGCCCAATAGTCAGGAAGGAAATCCTGATATCTATGGTACAAGGTGGCGTCTATTCCTTGATCGTAAGCTTCTCGTAAGGCACAGAAAGGGGCAAGCCCCAGCCCATGCCGGAAGAGTTCAAGTGCGGAGAGCGACACAGACTCACGACTGCGATTAGAAAGCTTCATGCTTCCACCCCTCGCCACTTGCGGCCCTACAGAAATAGTAAACGCAGATGGCAGCATGTAAGTGCTCCCATTGCGATTCACTACTAACGTGGAATCCACAATCAGCGTTCACGTAAATACCCAATCCGTCAATCATTTCTCGGTTTTCCCTGACGAACTCACAGCGTTCAAAGAACGCCATGACGCCGCCAAGGTTGCCGTCCATGATGCCGGGAGGTTTAACATTTATCGTGAAGTAGGGAAAAGCTTTGCTTTCGTACGCCACAGTGTAGCGATCGTCTTTACTTTTCATACAGTTAATCCTGTTAATGGAAGTTTTGTAGACAGAGCGTTGTGAACCTATTACGACGACGGTTGAACCAGCGTGGTGTACGTCGCGATATACTGCGCCGTAGAGACCAAGCTGATAATCCGTGCCGAGAAGTCCGTTCGCTCCGCGCTGGTACCGTTTGCCGCAATGTTGACACGCCCCTCGTCGTACTCGTACGTGCGAAGGACAGTGCCAGCTGGGACAAACTCCGTATCAGCGGCCGCTACGACAGGCATCGTGAGACGCCAACGCACTTTCGCTGGTTCTTTCCCGCTTGCGGGGAACACTCGGCAGGTCAGGTAGCTGAAACCGGTAGGAACACCGGCTGAAGTCTCCTGATATACCGAGACCCCGTTGCGGTCATAGCCAACGAAGTTGTACGTCTTGCTGTTCAGCGTTATGGCCATTTAGGTTTACCTTTTGGCTGGAAGGGTGGCGTGACTAGAACCACTTCTTGAAGACCTGCGAGAGCAGGGCCAGTGCTTGTGAGGCCTGAGGAAGGCCAAACTTGCTAGAGAAGTCGGGGAAGCGTATCCGGTCAAGGACAGCTACACGACTTAGCACCTCACGAGTCATGATGAAAGTTTGGCCCCCCCAAACGGGCGGGGACATGGCACGCATTTCACACCCTGAGGTGTTAGTGGCGGTCCACCTGCTACTACTTCCATTGCTCGTCACCTTGACGCTCTGTGTCAACACAGCATTGTCCATATACATGGCATACTGCGTTGCTTCCATTGCGCCAATCCAATCGCCAACTGGAACAAACCAGTCTACGACGAATGACCACGGTGCTAACTCCCAGGCAGTGCCAAAGGGAGTCATCGTGGGGAGCATCTCACCTGCCTGTGAAGGGAATGAGTAGTGGAGCACGACTTTTGCTCGATTAACCTTGAGCAAGTCTTGCGCCCACCACCATTCTGACGTCCAGTACGCACTCGCTCGGCACTCAATTGTAACTGTGTGCTTTTGCTGCTTTGACTTTCGGACACTCAGGCGGAATCGTTTCTGATCCGGACCTGTGTAGCCGTCAAGCATTGCTTGAAATGCGTTTTCGACATCATCGGCGAGCGGTTTCCAACCGTACAGATACTCTAAGTACTTACCTGAAAACTTGCTTACTGCTTCATCCCCCGCGTTAGCGAGGAACTTCTTGAAGCTTTTAGGCTTCTTGAATTCAGCAGTCATGAGGTTGTCTACCCCATGTGCAAGGCCAGTAGCGAGGTTAGCTACCATTTTCAGTGACTGTTTACCCTGCAAGAGAAACGCGTTAAACGCTACGTCGTCTTCCAACATCTGGGAGAGGACTTTACGCAGTACGTCATCTGCAAGGCTCGGATCGAGCTTGGTTATGGCTACGGACTCTGTTGAGCCCCAACTGGTTAGTTTCCCAGAGGCCGACCAAGTCTCATTACTTGGAGGATAATACCAAATAATGCGACCATCCGAAATCTGCGTACGGAACACCACCGTGTACCAATTCGATGGTGCCCGATAACCCGAGATCTTAGGGTTATGACGAGACGCAGGCTTTTGTGTTAAACCACTTTTCCAACGGTTGCTGGCTTCTTGTGATAGGTTTCCCTGGTAAGTGTAATAAGCACTTCCCCAGAGACTTGTCTCACTGTCAATAACACCGTGTGGCATTGTGGCGCTCCTTTCTGTAATAGGAAATGGGCTAGCAGCACCCATTCTAGCGCTTGCTAGAATAAGCACCCGGGGTC